TGCCTAATATTGACAGCGGTTCAAGTCTCTATGAGATTTTCCTAGTCGGCGCGGTTTTCAGAGTCCCATATTTGATGGATTTTAAACCGTGAAACTCTTGCCCCTTTCCCAAGGGGGCTCCTAATTTTAGCAAATTAGGGGTTAAGGAAGATACCGTTTGCGTAAATATTTACCCGATCGGTGAAAAGCCTTACCTGATAATCTGGACAAAATATCATTACGTCCTGTGAAAGAAACATCTAATAAATTAAATGAATCTAACTCAGAATATAATGTTACCTTATCAAGTTCACATTGTTCCTCTCCGTACTAAAAGGCTACGTCGATGAAATATGCGGCATCAGCTAATTTTCTTACATTGTCCCAAAGGACACGTAAGGGAGGTACGTTTTGGATATCAACTTGTTCTTGGAAGGCCAGAAAAGCGAATCCAGCTGTTTTGGATGTCCAATCTTCTGACATAGGAGGAACTACTTTCTTGTACTTCTCAATTGAGAACCAAGATCGTATATCTTTCTATATCAAACGATAGGAACCTTTATCATGACAACTCAGTGGTAAATCAAGCCATTTTTCAGTTTTAACTGATACAAATGGTTGGATACCATATTGAGAAAGATTCCAATAGATTAATAAGAATAGAGATTTCTTTCCCTTATAAGGGATTGATAATTCTTTCTTCCATTTTCTCTAAAAGTTTCTGTCAAGTATTGGTTTAACGATAGAGCGTCGTAACAGTTCCGTAAGGAATCCTGGAACGGTACTTTCTCGATTAACATTCAAAACTAATTGAGGCCAAGGAAGGTGTGAAACTTCGATACCCCTAACAAAAAATCTTTTCGCGAACTCAAATGAGTCAGGAGAGATCAATGTTTTAGGCTAAGAAATTTTACATCCTAACACTACAGTCACTAATCTGTAGTATTCCTAAGCTACTCTTTTGTCGCCCCATATCACGATATCATCACCTAAAATAAAGTAGTTGTTAAAGTGATAATGTTTTAAAACATTATGACCCGCAACTCTTATGATTAAATGATGACATAATGAAAATGTTGTCCAGGAGGTGTAAGCCCCCTTAGGTTGACCAGCGGCATAGAAGACGGATTTACCATCCCAAGTTTGAAATGGGAGGTTAGTCTACATTTTACACCACTAGTTAGCCTATCTAAAGCCGATCAGAGTAACCATGATTTCTTTTTGAAATTCCATAGGTAAACGGTCAGTTGCAGATGACAGGTCAAAAGAATAGATAGGTCCTTTGGGTAAGCTAGGATCAAAACCATTTTGATTCTTGGCCATATCGCAGCCTTTAAACCAAACCCCTAGATGTTTTAAAACATATAGGTGGAGAGGTCTAAGTGCTACTTGTGTCCAATAATCAAATATGGCTACAATTCTAGTTTTCCCGGCAGGATCCCTTACAAGGGCAAGTCGACGAAGACAAGTAGAGGGTTTTAGTGATTTTCTAACCATTTCTGGGAAGAAATCTCCTAAATCTTTACTTACTTTATTAATTTGCTCTTGGAGGGTATCCATTTTCTCCATTCCAGGCCATTGTCTTAAGAATATCGCCAATCCACTCTTTAGTGGAGATCGCAGTTCTATAAGCGAGGACCATAAGGAATGACAGAAGATCCCCTTTTTAGAAGTCATATGATATCCTTTAGAGATTATTTGAGTAGTTGGTATTAATATACCTAATACCCAAATAGCTCCTCTGGATTTCTCTACCTAATTCTAGTAAGATCCTCTTTTCGGGTCTAAAGTAGATTTCTCTACAATAGGCGCTAAATCAGGATCAGGCCAGAAGGTAGAAAGATGATCTAATTGTAAAACAGTTAGAATATCTTGTATAACTTTTAAATCTCTCTAGCGAATACTAGGAATCTAATTACCCAGAATGGTTGGTAAACCATCTGAAGTAAGTTTGATCCCTGGTACTTCACTATGAGTGACAGGAGTGCCACCTACATACCGCTTTACACTTAATCTTATTCCTTTAATATAAATCAATGAGGATTTCCATCCTCTTGATTGTACTAGAGAAGTAAGACGGTTAAAGAATAGTAACGACTCCCCAGATAACCCAATCCGTTCTAAAATTGAATAGGATTGTTTTACTCTAGAGAGGAAGTTATTATTGTTCTTTGCGGTATACGGTAATATTAGAGAGATTTGTACTATCTTTGGTACACATCGGGGCTACACGATCGACTACTTTAATATATAGAGGGGTTGCAAACCCAGTCTATATTTAGAACCACCCTATTCCTAAGGTGGGGAAGTGTCGCTCTTCCAAGCTCAATAGAGTAGTTTCCTCAATGCTACTCGGAAGGCATCTTTATTATTTGTAGAGGCAATCCTATCTAAGACAGGTAGGAGAGCTTATCGCCTAATAAAGTTGATAACCTTCTTCTCAAAGAAGTTCATGGTTCTCAACCATGGGGTCCCCAAGTCTATGTCTGGCAAAGGCATAGCGGGTGGGTGGCCCGATTATCCATGAGGTGCAAACCTTAT